TGAGAGCCTGCCATAAAACGCAGGCCTTTTTTTATGGCTTGGAAAACTACTGCTACTCTTTAAGTCGTGAGAAGTTACTGAATGCTCGGTGGTTCTCCTGGACCTCATGTGAATTAGCCGATACAGCTTCACTACTGAGGCATTGGTTTCACTCACACCTACCTTACAAATAGTCAACTCATTGGCCCGCTTAAAAAGAGCGGGCTTTTTTTATTCCTAAATTCAGCACCCGCACTGAGCGAGGTGAGAGACCATGAAAATGAATGATTCAGGGAACATCTTCACGCAGTTCTTCGCGTGGGTAGCCGCTCTGGCGTCAGCAATTGGGTTTACCACTCAGGATCTGGTGTTCATGTTCTTTGGCGCTGCTGGTCTGCTTATCTCGCTTGCCTCCTACATTAACGGGCGGGTGGATGCAAACCGCAGGCGTAGAGAGGATGAGAAGCGAACAAAAATGGTCAATGACTATCTGAAAGGCGTTGGTGATAAACCACTTCACGAGCGTCCTGCTGCTGCAAGCGTGGTAGTTGAGGCATTACAAAAGGAAGGTGAGTGATGGGATCCAGAGCAAAGTTGAGTGCAGCAGTTCTGGGGCTGGTACTTGCTGGAGCGCCTGCATCAGTCATTCTCGATCAATTTCTGAATGAGAAAGAGGGTAACAGCCTTACGGCGTACAAAGATGGCAGTGGTATCTGGACTATTTGCCGCGGCGCAACGATGGTTGATGGTAAACCGGTGGTGCAGGGCATGAAGCTGACTCAGGCGAAATGCGACCAGGTAAACGCCATCGAACGGGATAAGGCGCTTGCGTGGGTTGATCGTAATATTCACGTTCCACTAAGCGCTCCACAGAAGGCTGGGATTGCTTCCTTTTGCCCCTATAACATCGGACCGGGAAAATGTTTCCCTTCCACTTTCTATAAGCGCATCAATGCTGGTGACCGGATTGCGGCCTGTGAGTCTATCCGCTGGTGGATTAAAGACGGTGGGCGTGATTGCCGCCTGACCAAAGGCCAGAAGAATGGCTGCTATGGTCAGGTGGAACGTCGCGATCAGGAAAGCGCTCTGGCATGCTGGGGGATAGACCAGTGAAACTTAATATTTTCCCAGTCGCGATTGTCATCATTGCTGGCCTGTCAGCCGCACTCGTTAAAAGCTGTTCAGACATCACCAGCCTTCAGAGTGATAACGACGTTCTGAGAAGTGACAACACTTTGCAGGGGCAGGTGATTGCCAATCAGGCATTCAACTTCAATCGGTTCAATCAGGTTGCAGAGCATGCCAACAGGCTTAACTCCATGATTGACACCAGCACCGAAGAAACCGTAATCGAATACCGGGAGATTCTCCGCCGTGAAAAGACCTGTGATCTGCCTGTTCCTGCTGATGTCGCTGGTGGGCTGCTCGAATACGCGCACCGTTTACGTGCCAGCGCCATGCACACCGATACCAGCAGACCTGACGCAGCCGATGATCGTTCCGCTGCCGCCAGCTCAATGACGTACTGCCAGGCTGTTTTATGGATTAAGCCGCTGCTGGCCGTCATCGAGAAGGGGAACAATCACTTCGCTGGGATAAGGCAGATAGAGCAGGAAAGAAAAAACTAGGGATGGCTCGTCCTTGAGCACACGGGTATTCCTGAACGACAGCTTTACCTGACATAGCAAAGCACCATTAAATTGTAGAAAAGACTCGATATTTAACAAGCGAAGCGCAGCATTTTAAAAAAAATGCCCTCACGAAGAGGGCTACCAGAGTCTCAGTTTCATTTGCTCTTTTTATGGATGTTTCCCTGGAGTTGGCAAACTCCTCATCAGAGTCATAAACAGCTTGGCATCCAGCATGAGATCAACAAGCGTAAGCGGAAAGAATTAAGATTTTACTTAGGCAGAAAGATTGATGTTAGGTACCTAGTTATCATTCGGTTCACGATATCGATATGCAGGACCGCCAGACAAAGAAAGACATCCTGGCGCATAACAAAGCATGGAAAGCAAATTGCGGGAAAAATTGAGCCTCATCCCTGAGGTTCGGACACAGTCTCTCCTCTGGACTTTAACCGTAGCAAATATTGAGGACTCCATAATACGAATGGACAATTCTTTGGGGGGAGATAATTAAATGGCAGGGAAAAGCTTGAACAAATCAGGGTGGCTCATCCTTGAGCACACGGGTAGTCCTGAACGACGACTTTACCTGACATAGCAAAGTCTGTGTAAGAGTCTAGAAAACAATGAGTATTTATCAAGGCGGGAAAGGAAAAAAAGTCCCTTCCGAAATGAAATCCTGCAATTCGGAAGGTAGACCAAATGGCCATCATTACAAGGAGCCTTGGACTTTAAAGCAAAGCGTCAGATAAGTATCGGGCATAAGAAGAAATGTTTTAGTGCGTGATTTTTAATGGGGGATTAATAACTTGCGTGATAGTTTTTTGTCGCGATTTTAATAATTTAGTCATAGATTGCATAAAACTAAAATTTTGTACTAGATTCGTATTACACAGGTGAATCGATACTTTTGCTATTTGGCTGAATCCCCCTCTGCGGCGGGGCAAGCAGTCGCTGTTGCACGTAACGTTTGCGGATTTGTAGACTGTGGCAAATTCACCGGGAGGCACCCGGCATCTGAATGCAGAACTAAAGGAATAGATTAAACGTCGAGCTGAGTGTGAAGTGCTATTTTATTACTGCTAGACCCAGCCAGTTCTGTCCGAGCTGGCTTTTTTTTCAAAAAAAAGCCCTCTCAGGGAGGGCTACAGGAGTCTCAGTTTCGTTGCTCTTTTTATTGATGTTCTCCGGAGTTGGCATTCTCCGCATCAGAGTCCTTAATAGCCTGGCAAACAGTCAGTATTCAACAAGCACAAGCGGTAAAGATTAGGATAAAAAAAATTTGGGATAGGAAGTAATTTCGAATAGTCTGGCTAACTATAGGGCTGACATAGCAGCTGCTAAAGTATAGAGTTGAGATGTCTTTATGGAATGAGGATTAACATGAAAGGTAAAATGATTATCGCTGTTATGGCTTTTGTTTCTTTCGGTGCTCTTGCCGACGAGGGGCAGTATCTTTCTGACTTCGCTAGTGCAAAAAGCACCTCTAAGAGCTACTCCGAGCTAATCAGCAAAAACAAGCTACCCGCATGGGTAAAGAGTGGCGGCACGAGCACACCATCAACCGAAGTTACAGTTGCAGGGAAAAAGTATATTGCTCTGTCTGGATGTAAACCTCATAGCTGTCCTGAACAAAATATCGCTGTTCTTTACTCACCTGATAATCGTGAAATCCATGGCGTTTTTTCTGATTTTAATGCAGAAAAAAATCGTGAGACATTGACCTGGCTAAACCTGGATCCGATTGACTCTGGTGCTTTGAAAAATGCGCTTTTCAATCGCCTTTACGGTAATTGATACTCTCTAGCTTCAAACTGCATGTTAGCAGTTTGAAGCTAACAAACACTTAGCTCTTGACAATGAGCTTGCTGAAAAACGCTCTCACATCGCACTATCACTCCGTTTCACTTTGGCTATGAATGTCTCTGTAATGGAGAGGCCTTCTGCGAGTTCGGCATCTATTACTGATACGCCAAAATCCTTTATTAAATCAAGAAGTAATTCGTAGGTTTGGATGAGTTCAAGAATTTTGTATATGGCTTTTTGGTCGTGCCTGTTTGGCAACTGAGTAGCAGCAGATGATTGATGTACAATCCATTCGAGATTGGTTTTGATTCTCTCTACGTCATCGTAGCTATACATATGTCATGAGCTTAAATCCTCATTTCAAGATTTTTTTGAGAAAAATACTTCATTGCTTCAAATAATGAAGCTATGAGTGACGTTTAAAATTCATTCAATTTAGAGGTGACAATGGCTAAGCCGGACTGGGGCGAGCTGCAGAAGCGGTTCCTGTCTGATCACGCTGCTACTGGCATATCCCCTAAGGAATGGTGCGAGGCACATAACCTTAATTATGTAACTGCTCGCCGCTATATCAAGAAAGCTACTGCGCAAAATACAAAAATTTACGCGCAAAAGATAGCGCGCACTGCGCAGAAAGATAAAAGCGCAGATGAGCTGGTGGATATAAAGCTCAGTTCGAAGGTAAAGCGCTTCATTGCTGAATATCTGAAGGACAATAACGCCACAGCCGCCGCTGCACGTGCTGGTTATAGTGACCCAAACTACGGTCGTCAGCTTATAGCGAATCCTAACGTTGCGCAGGCTATTGCGCAGCAACAAAAAGCCTCCATTGCGCGCACGCTTGGCAGTGCCGATGAAGTCCTCGCGCAGATGTGGCAGCTTGCCACCTTCGATGCTAACCAACTCTCTCAGTATCGTCGTGGCGCGTGTCGTTACTGCTGGGGCTTCGGTCACCAGTATCCGGTGGACGCGTGACGCAGAACTCAACGATGAAGGATGTAAGCATCAGTGAGCGTGAAAGTACGTACACGTTCCCCGGAAGTCTCTGGCAGATATTTCCGTCAGGCCAGCGTAGTGGGGTGGGGCTGCTAATCAGCAACAGCACTGACTTCACCTCAATAACCAATGCCACGCATTCAGGGCAGTGTATCTGGAAGGGGACCGTCAATGTCCCCACAGGCGGCTGGGCAGCTCCCACGATAGCGGGGTACGACAAGTCCAAATATATTGTCTTTGGGCGCTGCAATAGCGGTAACACCGTCGATTTCGATGGCAACACGGTCAGGTTCTTCAGCCCTCCATCCACCAACGATGACGCTCCGACGACCGGCACGATAGATATTGTCATCTTCGCCAGTGGTGTGGCGCCGCAGCCGGGCACCGGGCTAAACATCTTCAATGCAGCCGGGGCTTGCACGTTTTCGACGACAAGGCGGCCTTTCGTTTACCTCAATCAACTCTGGACGCCTTCGAAAAATACCGTGAGCATCGGCAGCGGCTATGTTCCGCTGGGCAGATTCGGGCTGATGGCTCACGAAGTAAATGGCATGTACGTGTATCGAATGTTCGGAATAAAAATACAGAACGGCAGTGCTTCAGTTCAGGGTGGGAAATATCTGGGGCGCGAGCGGTATGCAA